TACAGAGAAAAAAGAAGAGCTAGACGAAGCTACTAGACGTACTTTATACAAAAGAGCTAAAAACAGAGGTGATAAAAAAGGTATGAAAATTTACAAGCCTAGACTTGGACGTACTAGCGCAAGATTTACTAAATCAAAAAAATAAAACAATGGCATTTAAAATGAAAGCAGGTAAGGAAGGACCTATGAAGAAAAACTTCCCAAGTGTGTTTAAAAAAGATTTACCAGAAATAAGTATTGAAGCAAGTGATGAGGATTACACAGAGCCTTTTGTTAGAGAGTTTCCAGATGCACCTGTAATTCAAGCAGGTAAAATTGGTAAAAATCAAATGCACACTGTTAGAGGTAACGATCCTACAACAGTAGGAGAAGTAAAAGGTGAATTAGCTTTTAGAAATCCAAAACGAAAAGGAAGATCACTAAAAGATGCTACTGGGCCAACAAGAGTTACTAGACAAAAAAGCTATTATATGAAAGACGGTAAAAAAATACCGTTATCAAAAGAAAAAATTATATCTACAAAAAGACTTAAAAGAAAAACTAAAGAAAACTAAACTAATTATTAACCAATAAATAAAACCAAATGACGTATTTATACTACAAAACTAGTACGTGGACAAATAATCCACAAATTAATGAAAAAACCAAGGGCCAATGGGAACACCTTGCCAACAAGAAAAACTGGCGAATAACCCAATTACCTAATGGTTACTACCAAACTGAAGTATCACATCCACAAGATGCTGATAATTGGTCAGATGTAACGCGTAGAGAAACACTAGAAGGTGCTGAAAAAGCAATAGATGGCTCAATAGAGCACTTTTTACGCAAATTAGAGGCTACAAAAGGGCCTAAAGTAGTAAAAACTTTTGAAAAATAAGCAGTAATTTAATTTAATTTAATAAAATGGAATATAATCTCCCTAGCGAGATCGTCAAAGACTTAAATTTTGGCGATAATGCTAAAAATAAAATCATTGCTGGTGTAAATAAGCTAGCAAAAGCGGTAAAATCAACTCTCGGTGCATCTGGAAAGTGTGTAATCTACGAAGATGCTCTTGGTAAACCGGTGATAACTAAAGATGGTGTTACAGTTGCACAGTCTGTAGTACTTTTCGATCCAATTGAGAACATCGGAGCCACTCTAATCAAAGAAGCTGCTAATAATACTGTAAAGCAGGCCGGGGACGGTACCACTACGGCTACCGTTTTAGCAGAATCATTACTAACATATGTATATAACTCACTAAGTAAACATACTATACGTGAAATTAAGCAAGGTTTACAGTCAGGCGTTGATAAAGTGCTTGATTATTTAGAATCAATTAAAATAGAAGTTGATGATAATATGTTAAACCAAGTTGCTGCTATCAGTTGTAACAACGATAAAGAGCTTGGTAGCATAATAGCTGAAGCTTATACAGCTGTAGGTAAAGACGGTGTAGTATTAATGGAAACATCGGACACTGAAGAAACAGTTGTAGAAACTATTGATGGTGTACAGTTCGATTGTGGCGTTACATCACCACATTTTATTACTAATACTGATAAACAAAAGTGTGAGCTAGATAATCCATTAGTTCTTATATGCATGTCTGAGATACCTAATATACGTAAAATACAAAAAATATTAGAGTATGTTATTAAGCAAAACAGATCATTACTAATAATGGCACCAGTTGCACAGCAAGTTAAAGCAGCTTTGTTAATGAATAAAGTAAAAGGTAATATTAAAGTTAATATAGTTGATTTACCAGGCTTTGGTCCTACTAAAAACGATACATGTAAAGATTTAGCTATACTAACAGATGCTACATTATTTAACGAAGAGTTAGGTGATGATCTTGATGCTATAACACCAGAAGATCTTGGTGAAGCTGAATATGCTGAAACAGATACTAATAGTACTGTTTTAACTATAGAAGACATGCATATTAAAGCAGAAGGCCGTATAGAAGAAGTTGTAAAGAAAATAGCTGAAGAAAAAAATGGCTTTATTAAAAAGAAGTTAGAAGATCGTTTAGCTATGCTGTCTGGTAGTGTAGGTATTATTAGAGTTGGTGCTGGTTCAAAGGTAGAGATGAAAGAAAAGAAAGATCGTGTTGAAGATGCGATACATGCTACTAAAGCTGCTTTGAAAGAAGGTATTGTACCAGGTGGTGGTGTTGCTCTACTTAACGCTTTTCAAAAAATCAAACCTGCTAACGCAGGTGAAAGGTTATTACTAGAAGCTATAGTATCACCATTTGAAACTATATTAGATAATGCTGGTATTGAATTACAAGATTTACCTATTAATGAAGGTCAAGGTTTAAATGTAATAACAGGTGAAATAGTTAATATGATAGACTCTGGTATTATTGATCCTATACTTGTAACTAAGTCTGCGCTAAAAAATGCAGTTAGCGTAGTATCAACTATTATTTCTGCAGATTGTGTAATATCAAATGTTAGAATAAATGAAAGCAGTTAATCATTACGTAGTAGTTGATCGAGTAAAAGAAAAACAAAAGCAAACTAGTGGTTTAATACTAGATGAAAACAAAGATGAACAATTAAGATATTTTAAAGGTAAAGTTATTTCTGCTGGTAATTTAGTAGAGGTAATAAAAGAAGGTGATATAGTTTGGTATGATCGTCACGCTGGTCACGGAATAGAATTTGAAGAAAAGTTTTATTTTGTAATAAAGGCAAGTGATATTGTATTAGTAGATTAAACATAAACTATAAACCAAAACCCTTAAACATAAAATCACAAACAAATTATTTATTAATCATTAAAAATTTACAATTATGAAAATGATTCATTTTGTTGACGCCGCGGGCACAGACGAGCACTATGTACCTGTTTCAGAGATCAAAACTATTAAAGTAGCTGATAATACTTCGGTTATTATATATATAGTTTCTTTTGATCCAGCTGTAGCAGCTTATGGCAACGTTGATTTAACGTGTGCTACTGGTAAATCTGACGAAGTTGCTTCAAGACTTGCTCAAGTTATGGCGCAAGGCGATCAT